GGAGGTTATTTTTTCGATACAGCTCGTGATAGGGATCCTTTTATTTCATTCGGACAACGTTATCCGTTATTGGACATGTTGCTGACGGATGTGCCTAGAATATATGGTCTCGACGGCAATACAACTAGACTACTGGGGTTAGCATCCGCTAGGACTGTGTTGCCTCAGTACGACTGGATTGTCTCTGATGAATTTCTTACTCGGCCTGAAATAATATCTCACATTAATTCACTCATCCATTCTCCTCCCGGAAGTATTTGGTTGGGGATGTTGGGGCGGCAGCGTTCCGATGGAATTTGTCCAGGCGCGAAATTGAGCGCACGAATGTGCAACAATTCGCAAACTTAAAGAGCTTGAGGGAGGCAATACGCATAAAAAAGCCCCCGAAAATCGGAGGCCGAACTTCAATTTCACCTTACTAAACTACTCCCAGCCCGAATTTATCTCGATTTGGTCAAGCTCCTCTATAGTGTTCGCAGATTGAAGCAATAATTTAAGCCGAGCAGAATTCTGCAAAAGACTGGTCTTGCGAATTGCGCCGTCATTCGAAACTTGTTTAAACTGATCCGAGGAATGTAACCTATATTCATTCACTCCATTTTTATCTGTGCATCGATAAGGAAAGGACTCGTTCAAGGATGCTAAACCGATTAAATTTAGCTGATCGTCACGATCGGATTTATAAAAATGGGGCACACCAAGCGCATTGGAAATGAACCCAGCAACAATTTTTTTCTCACAGACAGACTCGATAAGTTTCATAAATGAATCTCGTTTTTGTGTTAAATCTATGATCCAACCTGAATCAGAAAATACTTGATGAGCTAACATCAATCCAAATTCGTCTTTTAGCGGTGCGAATGGAGTCTCAGAATCTGAGATTATTGTATCATCCCAATTTTGAAGAATTCGTTCTGCACCCGAATTTTTGTTATAAACCGTTTGCTGAACAAATTCGATTGCTTGACCTTCAATTATATCCGCTTTAAATTTTTCACCGACCATCGGATTATAATTTAAAGCGAAAATCACTTCATGCAAATCTTGGTCAAAGTGTGTCCAAGCAGTTGATCCAGAAAGTCTGTCGGGATCTGAATTGATCCAAACCACTGATTTTGTCTCTTTATCAAGAATATAATTCACTATGCCACTCTCACTTTGTATTTTACAGCTACGTATGCTGGTGTAGTCTCATCGCCGAGTCGCGGCGATCCGTTTGATCCATTTGCGGCAGGTCCGCCAATAGCCGTTAAAACACCAAATGTGTTCCCGTCTGCCATTGCAGTTCCAGGATTCATTCTTAGATAATTACCCGCGGGTCCGTGGATATGGTCATGACCTTGATCCTGCCCCTCAAAACCAACCGCCCCTCCGTTGAAATTTCCATTCGCTGCTTTAGCGCGAGTCCCATGAACTCCAGCACCCCTCATAAAAATTCCTCTCCTATCAGGAACATTGAACGTTGTCGAACCATCTCCAAATCCATATTCAACATTCGTAATCATGTCACCTGATTGAGAAGCAGTAAGATCAATTATAGAACCGGTCGGAGTCGTCGAAATTTGAAAATCGTTTGCAGTTGGATTTCTAACATAGTATTTTGTCAGAGCAGTAACACCCCCGCCCGTGAAAGCAAATTTTACCAACTGGCCTTCTATACATCCATGAGCAATCAGATTTAGCCTGTCTGTTGCAGGAGTAATACTTGTAATAGTTTTGTGTATCAAATTCCAAAGTCCGGTAAAAGAAGTTCGAGAGATTGCCTGACCGTTCGCCTCTTTGAAATTCGAACTGGCTAACTGATCGATACTATCCTCAACCATTCCTCCAAGAGGAATCAAAAGTGAATTTATGAGGTTTGATAACGAAGTGATGTTGTTGGAATTTACATCAACTGCTCCTTTTAAAAAGATGTCGTTATCTAAAAGCCTTTGGAATTCTGTTTGTAAAAGAAGACCATCACGGGGCGTCGTTCTATCCCATGTACGCGAGAGAGTGTTATTGAAAGCCATTATTCTAACTCCTTGAAATTTTTCATGTATAGCGTGATCCCGATCGTAGCTTTTAAAATCTTATCATAAGCCTCGGACAAAATTACATTATCCGACTCGCTAATATCGATCTCAAGCGCACAGGACCGAACGCCGGTTGGATCGAGAATGTCAAGCGCATCAAAAGTTCCATTTCCATCGAAGAACAATTCATTTTCAATTCTCAAACCTGGTTCAAAATTTCCCATTCCGTTAAGGAAATCCGAACCGTCCAAAGTTTCCCATTCGAAACGATTGGCGTAACACATTTCACGAACGATCGGCTTGTTTGTGTACTGATATAAAAGTTCTTTTAACGCCGGGATGGTTATAAATTGATTTATAGGTGAGTTAAGAATTTTACTTCTATACAAAGAATCGGAAACACCTAACCGTTTTACGCCGAAAAGCATTCCAATTTTATCAAGTTGAACGCCGAATTGATTTTCGAGGTCGTAGGCTGGAATTATGGCTGCTTCAAGTTCGTTCGCTTGCGAAGCAGGTAATGACCAAAGTTTCGCCGCTCCAGATTGCGAATCCTTTTTATAAACACTTCCTGGAAGTTTTTGAAGAAGTTCGGAATGATCCATTAGTGAAGAACCACCTGGATATTGGCAGTAAAGATTTTGGCTACTTGCGCCGGTTGAACGGAAACCATGTTATTGACAGTTGTTCCGGAGCTCGTTCCAAGTTGGATCAGTAGGTTTTCAACACCGATAACATTCCCGATCGTAGAATAAATCGGAAATGCGACGACGTTCTTACCGGTTCCAAGTCCTCTATAAACATTGTTCACGCCTGAAACCGTGTCGATTCCGCCGATCGTTCTAACTATCGCGGTTTTGATATACTGAATACTGTTGTTATCGAAAGAGGAATTTTTCCAGATTTCTACTTTTGCAAAAATTTGGAGGTCACTCGGACGATCGAAATATATTAGATTTCCATCAATCGTTTTCTGAATCGCGCCCGCCAATCTAATTCCTCCAGGTTTTAGATTGTAAATCAAATTCGCGACCAGATCGTCTGAACCGCCATCGACAATAAATTGGAGCGAGTTTGCAGGAAGATCGTCAACTTGAACACCCAGCTTATTTTCCCGAATTGAACAGCTTGTAACGGACGTCTCATTTTCGATCTGTGCTTTGATGTATGGAAGGGCTCCCGAATCTTTCTCAGTAGTGACGAGCTCTATATATCGAAAAAGCAGCTCGGGATCGGTCTCTCGCTCAGATCCGCCAGAACTACTATTTTGATTTGTAACGGAAGAAAATGCCGAACTCGGATTTACGAAAACCGTTAAAGTATTCGGTGCTACACGTTGCGCAAGTCCCGGAGTAGCGGCTTCGAATTGAACCGTCGCTATACCATTTTGAATAACTTTCTCCTCAATCGACTTATACTGAATTCCTTTTTGAGTTCCGACAAGAAGTCCTTTGGAAACAGTTTCGTATTCGCGGCCTTGTATCGTGAGAGTTACCTTCTCGGTTTGAGCAGGTTTGCGTTTTACTCCTTTATGACGCACAAGCCGGTCGAGTGAAATACCTGTGGCAGTATCGAGATACGATTCGTTATAATTGGATTCAAGAGCTTGCCACATTTCAGCGTCAGAACGTGAAATCAGTTCGATAAACATACCGAGAGGCGCATGCGGAGAAACGTCTTCATTCGGTCCGAAACAAGCAGGATCTTGAGCGAGTGCAATTAGATCCGCTTTGATTTGCTCTTGTTCTTTTAAAATGAATCCGACCGGTGTTGCGCCGTAGTTGCTCATATCTCTCCCTTTAAGGCTCCATACGTTGAGGTCACTACGTAGCGAATCAGAGCAGTTCGAAGGGGCCTTTCGAATTGCTTTGACTTCTCTTCGGTATCCACAAAGATCACTTCGACTGAATCAACCGACACAATTTCGGGATCTTTCTTCAATTCAGAACGCACTAAAGATTCCGCGTCTTTCAAAGATGGATTTCGACGTATTACGTTTTCCCACGGAAAACCGATTGACGAATTGAATTCCCATTCCCCTTTCCATAGTTTAAATCTTGTTTCCAGGCGTTGTTTTAAACACTGCACGTCGGAAATGCGAACGGGTTTTAAATCCTGATCTTGGATCAAAAAAGTATTCATCAGTTGTTCTTTACCTTTTGAGATAAGATCGTATTCAGCTTTGCTTTTATGCTATTGAAGATCGCTGCATTGAGCGGAATCGAAGAGGTCGTGCTTGGAGCCGTGCAAGTTACCGTCAAGTTTGCAAGAGCATCCAATAGTTCCCCCAAAATTCCTTTTAACGTTTCTCCAAGCACTGCTTTCTCGGTTTGAGCGGTTCCCGATTTTAATTCAATCCCGGAAGTGGAAAATAGAGCATAAGTATTCCCTAATGTATCGCAGATCAACATTCCGTCCTTTTGTAAAGTTGGAAGAAGTTGAAACGGATGATTCGGGATTCCGCCAACTACGGAACAGTTCTCAAGTCCGAAACCTGGACTCTCGATTGAATCCGAGTTCTTTTGTGTCTTTCCGATTTGTCCCCGGATAGAATCAGAAACCGAAAAAGGAGACGGAGCCAAATACACAAGATCGCCGTTTTTATAGTCGGGAACAAACATCATTCCGCCGGCGTGGAAAACATTCACAGGAAGATTTACAAGGATTGGAAGTTCCTGAAAACCTTCTTCCGTCGGAACCTTCAAAAGCGGCTTCACTTTCGCAGTTAAGGACGATTTGTCATACGATTCGATTTTTCCATAAAGACCGGTCCATACGCGAGACAATACAGAATTCAGTTTTTCTTGTAGAACTTCCGGGGTTATCATTATGCGACCTTACATTCAAATTCCGTAAAGTGTTCTGCGGAGCGAGATGCTCCCTTATGTGTTCCGTGTGTGACGATATATTGCGAATCGATTTTATTCCCGGTTGTGTTATCTGTAAAAATAAGATGTACCGATTCGCCTTTCGCAATCAGAGGATTCAACAAACATTGAACCTTCCAGCCGGTTTTTGTTTTTTGAGGAGTTCCTAAAAGCCCACTTGTTCGATCCAAAAGAGGAACGTTCGTTGACTGATTGCTTTTCGAACCAGTTTCATCTTCGATTATGAGTTTTCCAAGTTTAAAGTAACGTTTCGCATCGGCCAATTTAATAAGACGATCGATCGCAACACTCAAGGAATCCCCCGCGAATGTGATCTTGTCGATTAAGGTATCGTTTGAAATTCGAATTGCGTAGTAAGAGATGTTGTATTTTGCAAAAATTTGTTTCAATGCGGAAGAGACCAACGTCTTTTCGAATGTTTCAGTAACGGAATAAGCAAACAGCTTATTGACGAGATCGGAAATCTTGATTTCAAGAATTCTGTCAGTTCCCCGCATTGAAACTTTGTGCTGAATGATTTCGCCTTTCGCAAGAAGCGAGAGATCGTCGCCGTATCCTACGGAAATTTCGGCTCTCGCGTTCTCAGTGTCTTTTTTTGATTTCCCTGTTTTGGGAACACACATTCCTACGGTAGAATTCAAAACATTGTATAACGAAACCGTAGTTAGGTTTATACCGCTAAACTCAACTTCAAATTCAATCGTGAAGTGGATCGATTCGTTCGGATTGTGCGAAAAGATTTTCACTTTTCCATCCGGCGACTCGATCTTTACTTCTATATTCCGTAGGAATTGTTTCATAGATTAGGGGATTCCAGCACCATTGTCTACATGACGAATTTTAAAATCTCCGCCGAGATCAACGTAACGGATTTTAAAATCTTCATTGATATTCACGAATTGCCAGCGACCGCAACTATTTGGATTCTCAGACCCACTTTCGACCTTTAAGTCTTCGTTATGGCGAACTACTTCGACTTTGAAATCTTCGCCTATTTTTACAACTCGAACCTTTCCGTATAACTTGATGCCGTTTAACGTGCATGACGCGGAAATCGATTTGCCGTTTATTGAAAAAACGGAAGCAAGGAACATGAGGAGCATTAGATAAATTGTATGTTTCATATCTTAACCCTTCCCATCGTCAAAAAAAAGTAAAACATTTTTTCCAAAAGTATCTTTGTTTACCGGAAGATCTTCATATTCCGTTTTGGCAAGGTCACTCAATGACAAGGGGGTCAAACTAAAATCTGCAAATCCCGAAAGGCAATCGATCCCGTATACGAGTTTACATGAATGCAAGAAGCGAGTGCCTTCCTTAACGTAAAGAGAAATGAAATCGAAACGAGAGTTGTATCTGAGTTCGAATTCAAAATCCTTATTTCCAATCTGAAAGATTTTTGAAACGGGCAACTCTTCAAAACGAATCGGTAGAGATTGGATCATGTTCCCGCCTTTGCCGCAGATTTTATCTTAGGAGAAGAAGGAACACCCGTCTCAGTTGTTGGAGTTTTGCCTTTTACCGTCATCTTTTTGGCACCTTGAACAGTTTTCGCCTCGGTAACGATAATCCGATTGAGATCTATAGTTACCTCTGACGATTTGCCAAGTTCAACATCTCGACGATTTCGAATATTCCCGATCGCAATATTTTCGATCACTTCGTCGTCAAGTCCCATGTACAACGGCTCTTCTAAATCGTCATTGAAGAGCCCAGCCATTCCGAAGAACGAAAGCATTTTTCCAATAAGCCCACCTGTGCCGTATCCTTCGAACTTTACAATACTTCCAGTGCGTTGCCAAAAAATTAGAGTTTTTATTTTTTCTGAGATTGTTGTAACAGAAGTCAGATCAACATCTTCATCTAATATACAAGTCAAACTCATAGTTGGAGAACCCGGTATCACATGATCGGAGATATTTCCAGTATCAGGGTTTTCAGGGTCTTTCTCTACTGGATGCTCTGTAATTGTCACAGGATAACTTTGACCGAACGCAGTTGTAACGTTCAAATTGATCGTAACTTCTTTCCCGTTTTGAATTCCGGTAATCCCGATTGTTTCTCGACCAGTAAAAATACTCATCATATAGGAGCCAACCCGAGAGCGACACGGATCTCATTTTCGTTTTCCTTTGCGAGTCGTTTAAACTCCGACCAGAGATTTGTCGCCTGTTCCTGTGACGAACCTCCATGAACTTCAATCTTCTCGATGTTAAATGTGATCCCTTTTTCGGAAGCGGACGAAGAGGATGCGGGTTGAAACGAAAGTTGGTTATTTGGAATGATTGAACCAGGGCTATCAAACACTCGAACTTCCGGTCCTTTCTCACCGACTATATAGGGCTTTCCTGCTTGGATCGGACCACCTTTCTCACGAGCTTCAATGTGTGGGATCATAGGGAAAACGGTTTTCAGTAACGGAACCGACGTCATTGCGGTATTGATTCGATCGATCATATCGTTAATTGTTTTCGTGAAGTAACGAGTGAGACCGTCGAAATCAAAAAGAGAATTGATTGAATTCATAATCGATTCGAAAATCGATTTGGCCTGATTTTTGAGATCCACGATTTGATCGAGCCAAGGTTTTAAGAATGGAATCGATTGCATCTTGTTCCAAATCCAATCAAGAGCTTGGCCGATTTCATCTCTGAAAAGAAAAATTCCGGCAAGGGGGAAGATGGCAGTTACTAAAAGTTTCCCAGCAATAACCGCCACTTTATAAAGAAACTTTAATGTGGAATCCCAAGCGTCAGAAATCCATTTTGTAATCTGTCCCCACTTTGTATAAACAACTGTCGCCAATGTCACCAAGGCGAGTGTAATTGTCGCAGGCAAAAACGCGATTGCGGCGACAATTCCCACGATAATAAGGGCGACCTTTCCGATCATCTTTCCGGTGTCAGATTTTGCAAATTCAGAAATCGCATCCCAAACACTAGAAAGCATCACTTTGAAATCCTGGAATCCTTTGTGAAGGTCGCTTAACTCCGAATCGGTTAAACCGAACCATTTCAATAGTTCAGCAAAATAGGTTTCGCTTCCGTCCGCACCGTATTCGAAGAAAATATAAATGTCCTCAAGAACAAGATACATCGCGGTAAGAGAGGCGGCGATCGCAACAGCCATTCCGATCAACTCACCAAAAGCCGCGATCTTTGCAATCGCGACCGCGTCAAGACTTGCCTTCCAGGCAAGAGTTGCACCGACGAGACCGACTCCTATCGCGATCGCAAGAGCCGCAAGAGCAAATTGCATACGAACAGATCCGCGTTCTCCGTCCGTAAGAAACCCTAAGAATGGTTTTAGGACGAACGCGAAAAAATCTCCGGCTTTCGCGATCGTCTGGTCGAAACCGTCTTTTAAGTTAGATACGAGCCCAACCCAAGTTTTCGAAAGCGCGTCCATTCCGCCTTGAACGCCTTTAATTTTTCCGAGTTCTAAAAGAGCGGCTTGGATCGCGGCGGGCGTTTTTTCGACGGATTTTTTGAAATCCTTGAACTGGATCATAACCCGACCACCGGCGGAAGACATTCGGATACCGAACTCTTTCATTCGTTCGAACTCACCCATTGTAGCGTCTAACGTGGCTTCGGTGAACTGGTCGAAACTCTTTCCTTGGGACGCCGCAATGTCTCCGAACCGAGTCATCATTTCCATCGTAGGTTTCATTCCACGGTTTGCGAATTTGATATACGATCCGGTAGCCTCAGCCATTTCGTAGGGGGTTGTCTGGGCAAACTTTTGAATTTCTCCGATTGCGGCTTTCGCGTATTGTGCGGAACCGAGAGTTGTCGTGAGAACGGTTTGATATTTTTCAATTTGACCGGCTTTGTCCAGAGCCGAACCGAAAAGGCCGGACAAACCCGCCGCGAGTCCCATCGCGGCAAGACCTTTCATAAGGCTCATCCAACCGACAGTTTTGATTTTGGACTCTTCTATGTGACCTGAAATTTTTTGAATCTCTCGATCGGTGAGACCGGCGGCTTTTGCCGTTTCTTTAAATTCATCCGCAAGGCGAAAATCCGTTTTTGTTTTTGTAATCAGTTTGTTTAGTTGAGTTTCACTGATACCGAGAGCCTTCGCCATTTTTTGAATTTGATCCGAAGTATCCTTTATACCTTCCGGTATTGTATCAGTAAGGGGTTTAAAGTTCTCAGCGAGCTTTCCTGTGTTTTTGGAAAGTGTATCCATTGATTTACCGGAACTTGCAATCTGAGGATCAAGTCTTAGAAATTGGCGTACGAGATTATCAACGACCTGTCCGAGACCGAGAACGCCGTTTTTTGCGTTACTCACTCCGTCGAGATCGACTCGTATACTCAATCGTCTGAGAACTTGATCGCTCATTATTTAGGTTCCATCAAGATAGTCTTGTATAACCGATTCTCTTGATATTCAAGTTTCCTTCTTAGAATTTCCTGAATCACAAGAAACTCAATCGGACTTGCTCGGTTTATTGTTTCTTCAGAGAAACTCGACAAACCGCATATAAAGAGATCGTAATACGTTTTATTCTTCTCTATCCTCCTGTTTATTTCCGCTTCTATCTCCGCTTTTTCCGGTTGTTTCGATAGATTCGGGAATCGTATCCCAAAGAGCCCCGTCGAAAAATCGAGGAATGAGCTTCCCCCAAAGCCCATAGAGTAGCGGAGGAATGTCTTCACGTTTTAAAGATTTTGTTGGGGTTTTGCCAAACTTATTGACGAGTTCTTCTTCAAGCGGAGTGGCCGGCTCGACTATACCAAACACACATTCTTTAAAGAATCGTTCCGTTCTTAAAGATGTTTTCAGCTCTAGGTCCCCATCCTTTTGACGCACCATTTCTTCGTTCCATACGTCCACTCGTTTATTCCCCGGATGTTGCAACTTCCAGAGCTGTTTTGGAAGTTGTTCTACACCCTTGAAGAATTGAATATACAGAATTTTGTCACCATCCTGCCCAACGATTTCGATCTCAGTTTTTGACATTTGCTTCTCCTTTATAAACTTAAATAGACTTCGGTGAAATCCACCATTAAGATTTTCCAAATGGAGGTTTCGAAACCCTTCGCTCCGATTCCGACATTCGGTTTTTCTAATACTCGACAGTTACTTGAGGCCCCCTTGTATTTCGGTGCCGACTTGTTTTGAATGAGAATCGCAAAGCGGGTTCCTGCTTTCTTTAGAAGGTCCAACTTTGCGACTGCGGGAGCAGAAGGAAGATACTGCAATTCAAGCGAATGGACTTCGTTTAAATTCTTATTTGTCAAAACTTCACCCCCGATTCCGACTTTATATTTTACAAGCTTTGGATCTTCTTTTTGAATTTTCAAAAACTTGTCCTCCAGGATGAGCCCGGCGGTAACATCAAACGGAATTGGTGCGATAAGCGTGATACTAAGTTCTTCAATATCGAAAAAACGCTTTTCATACCAATCACTTGCTTGACCCAAAATCTTTTCACCTATGAGAATTTCTGAACAGAATCCAAAAGTCTGATTTTGAATTCGTAATCGTTGAAACCTGTCTTACCGTTGATCGTGGTCTTAGGCTCTTCCATGAACACACAACGAGACGCGGTCAATTTGTACTTTGGCTCGCTATCGGAAGAGAAGAGAAAGCCGAAATCCTTTTTGGATTCTCGTAAATTTTGGAGATAAGGAACGGCGAGAGCCGACGGAAGATATTTCAACGTAACGATTCGGGAAGAATCATGGATTGAATTCGATGAGTAGCTTTCATCCTTAGTTCCTCTTCGAGTCGTGACCTCGTCTTTGTTTTCTTTTTCGGCTGAGAAAAAATCTCCATCTATTGAGAGACCGGCGGAAACATCTACAGGTGACGGGTCTAAAATGACTACCGTGTTTTTCGAGTTATCATAAATCTTATCCACTTTTTAAACTCCCATCGTTCCAGAAATTTCGATCTTGTTGATTCCACCGCCTACAGTACAAGTGAACTTGATCGGTGAAACCTTACGATTTGCTCGATCATTCATCGGAATGTCGGAAATCTTTTCAGGCATAAACAACTTGTATTGATAGTCTCCGAAATCGGAACGACTTCTTCCGTCATCGTCTTCAACCTTTGCGATCACTCCACGGCGACCACAATCCCTAAACACCTCTCGTAAGGCCGCTTCCAGAAGACGCAAACCGGAGATAGTCATCGAAAGGCGATCGTTATTGATTTTTAGAGAATGATACGCCTCTTGTAATCGGGCTTTGAGATAATAACGTCCGATCACAACGTCGATGTACTGGCCCGACATTGTTTTTCCTTCCCAGGTTACATTCACCCCTCCCATTTCACGGATCAGGTTTCCGTTTTTGGCGAGGATCTGAGAATGTTCCGACGTCGTTACGTCGGAATTTTTTTGTCCGTTTAACTGTTTTGAATCCCAGGCGATCGATCCGATAGGAGCGGAGCCGCATCTTCCGAACCAACCTCCGTCGGGAAATTCTTCCGCGTGATTCGAGATCGTTAGAATCGTATTCGCATGATCTTTAAGCTGATCGAGGGCGGTTTGATCTGCGGTTGCACAAATATACATTTTTTCTAATGCTTTCATGTATTCGGATGCGATTTTGATTTCGCTTAACGTCCGAGCTGTTGTCAGGAGCCAAAACCAACTATCGAATCCGTCATTCCGGAGGTCTGCAAGTTCGGAAGGAAGAGTCTCAAAGGAGCCGAGCTTCAAAACAGCTACTTTTTCCGCGCGTGGTGAACCGGAAAAAATTGCCTGAACGAGTTTGTATTCAGATGAATTCTGGCCGTATCCGATCGAAGGATCAAGGAGTTCATCCGCGTCTTGGATTTCGAGCGTGACGAAACCCCCGGCGTTTTCGAAGGAGAGCGATACGACGTTGTCCAAAGGGACATTTCAACGAATCATCTTTCTCACGTTCCTCACGGTCGTGCAGGCGAGGAGGTTACGATTCATTTGGACAGTGCGGACGATATAGGAATCCAACTCGACGAGGAGACAATGAGTAAACTAGGCAAAAAAACCACAACACAAGACGAAGATCCGACAGCTTTGTCGGAAGAACAACTCTCTAAGGGGATTCTCAAAGTCCTCGGATCACTATTCTCAAAGTTCATGGGTGGGTCCGAAAATGCGGAACCGGCGGCGGACGACAAAAAAAATTCCGAGCTTCAATCTCAAATCGATGCTCTCAAGAAAGAGAACGAAGATCTCAAGACGAAAGGAGCGACTAACGTGCAAAAACCTGATCCTAACGCACAAGAGCAAGACGCGGCACTCGAAGAACAAATTCAAAATGCCGCTAACGAAAGACTTCAGCTTATCGAAACCGGGAAGGCAGTAATCCCCGAGTTCAAAGCGGATGGACTCAGCAATCGCGAGATTCGTCTCAAAGTGATCGAAAAAGTTCTTCCAAACAAGAAAGTCGCCAAGGATGAAAAGGACGAAATCGTGAATGCGGTTTTCGATGCGGCAGTTGAAGTCGCAGGCGACAAATTTTTTGTCAGCAAGCCGGACGCGACTTCCGTTCGAATTGACGAGGCCGACATCGAAAAACTTCGTGTCTCTCGTCTCGATATGAGAGAGGTTAAATAATGAAGGTTGAATCTCTTTATTCCAAGAACCCTATCGGACTCGGTAAGCAACCTTACGATTATCCGAATCAGTTTGTCGAAGGTAGTAACCTCGCCGCCGGCGAACGAATTCCCTTTGGTCGTGCTGTCGGGCAAGACAGCGTCGTTGACGGAGTCGCGATCCTTAAACTTTCAAGTGCATCTCTTTCAAAAGTTTTCCGTGGAGTATCTGCATATTCGACAGATGCGAAAGACCAGGAAGGTCGTTCCTATGTTGAAGGTGATCCGCTTGGAATCGTAAGATCGGGAGTAACAACCGTTTATTGTGAAGAGGTCGCAAACGCGAATGATCCGGTTCGAATTCGAATTCAGAATCATTCAACTGATCTGACAAAACGTTGTGGGAACTTTTGCAAAACAGCAATCCCAGGTCAAACGGCGGCTCTCGACGGAGCCGAATACAAATCCGAAAGCTCGACAGACGGAAAAATCATCCTTTTCCTTTCCGATTACGTTCGAGTAATCGCCGACTAACAAACCGCATTTCATCAAGGAGATCAAAATGATAATTTCTAATAGAACGGCAAGTCAGGATCAATTCCTTACTAATAACGATTTGCTATATGTTATGAGCACCCTCATGACACCCAAAAAAGAGGAACTAAAACTTCGTAAAATCGCACGAGTAAAGTCGGATTTTCCTTCTTATGCTCGTGAAATCGGCTATGATGTCGACACCGGCGAAGGCGGCGCTGTAGTGACTGCCGCCGGGGCAAAACCAAAGGATATTCCATTTGTAAACGAGTCAGTGGACCGAGTCATTCAACCGGCTGTCGATTTCACTACCGCGATTTCCTACACTGACGATGAAATGGAAGCCGCAATGGCGAAACGAGCCTTGGGAAAAGGACCGGCGTATCCGCTCGATCAAAGAAGAGTCGAAAAGGCTCGTAGATACATTTCCGAAAAAGAAGATTATACGGGCTTTAATGGAAATAGGGCGCTCAAAGTTCCTGGGATGATTACGAGCGCGGGGTATATCCATCCGGTCTTTTGGAGCGGATAAGGCCTCTTTTAGTTGGCGGAGATCCAGAGGCGACAATTCTGCATATTCCCGGCGGACAGGCGGCTGAATATAACGGTGTAAAAGGTGGAATAACGTTAACAGGTTTTGGAATGAATGATCTGACCGTCGACTTGGATTCGGAGTGTAATCCTGATATCTTATGTGACGTTCGAAAATTATGCGACAGGGTTGTCGCCAAAGGCGACAACATTTATTTTTCCCCGCTCATTGAGAGATTCTTATTTGACAATGGCGACAACCGACAGGCGACACCGTTGACATTTCCGCGCCCGAAGGCCGCGATCATCGATCGTCCCTATTCTGAAAGCCACGCAGAGAACTACGTACCGGGAAAATCCTTTCTTCCTAACCTCAACAAACTGATCCGTGATACTTTTGAAATCATAGTTCCGTGGGGATTGGTCGGCGTTTTGGATTACAAATGGCCGTCACCTGGAAAAGAACAGTTTAAATGTATCGGATTGCATCCGGTCCTTACGGGTGAGAACAACGATATTCGACTATTTTCAATTTGGAAGAGACGGTAAGACAGAATGAGTCCAAAATTTAACCGAGAACGAATTATTAATCTTTGGGAAGAATTTATAATTAAACGCGAAATGATGACAAACGAATGGATAGTTAACGTGATCGCAACACAGGAATCTTGTAATGTTGATCAAATAAGAGCTATAATCGAAGAACATTATTTGGATGATAAAATAACCGATAGCCCAATTGATCGGATGGTAAAAACTATCGAAGCTGAGATAGAAACCCCATTGAGATTTTGGAATACATGCGATCATCTCATGCTCATCAATGCTGTATGTAAGTTATACAAGTTCGGCAAAATTCAAATTGAGCCATTTCTTTTAACTCCTAACGAAATTACTCAACTGATTGATGAGATTGACCCATCTGTGAAATCATGA